TCGTCAATAGCCATTTCCAATTCAGGTTGTAAACTAATTTCTCTGTATTTTGCTACGAGTTCTGCTTCTGTGCGAGCTGTACCATCTAAGTCAACATATGTGCCGTACGCACCACCAGCTGCAACAACAACGGCACCATCATCCTTGATCTCTGGAGCAAAGGATTCTAATGGTTCTTCATCTTTACGTTTAATTTCAAAGCCGAATAATTGCATAATTTATTCCTTGGGAAAAGAGGGCTGCATAGTATTTATACAGCCCTCAAAACCACTATTCACTTATATTAGGATGTTACGCCAGAACCACCGTCAACGATAAGTCCAGTATCACCACCAACGATTGTAAATGCATCGTATTGGAATGTTACTTGGAACTCTTCGATCTGGTCAGTAGCGTTCCAGTCAAGATCGATAGTACCAACTGTTTCAGGATACATACCCTGAAATTTGTATTGTCTAATTACCTGTCCTGTTTTAGAGAACTGAGTAATCGTAGCATCCGATTTATAGTTAGCAGGCCCACCAGAACGTGCAACACCACCTCTCATTGTATTGAGGTTTGAGACGAGGTTGTTAATTGCATGTGACCATTGTTCCAATGAATTTCTGATAATGAAATCCTCATCATTCATGATCGTTACTGTCCAAGGTGCAAATGTTCTATCACCTGCAATCTTGATTTTACGACCAAAATAAGGAACCTGAATCGTACCAAGATCCATTGCTGGAAGTTGTGTTGCACGAGCAAGTAAAGGAATCTTTGGATCGGCAGTCTTAACTAAAGGATTGTGGATTACCACTTCAAAGAGCGTAGGGCGTGCTCCACCGAGTAATAATCCTTGTTTGATGTCATTAATATTGAAAGCCATCTTAAATTATCTCCTCTTAGAACTGGCCAACGATTTCATCAAACTCAACACCTGTGCGTACTGCAACAAAGTTTAGCTGGATGAAGTTGATTGAACGTGCTGGTTTAATATAGATATCACCCCAGAACTCATTGCGGTCAACTCTTTCAGGTGTGTTGTTTGATGCGTCACAAACAACTCTGAAGTCGTAGATACCACGGCGACCTTTAACGTCACGGAGATAAGGTTCTACAAGATTGCGGAACTGTGATTGTGTGAAGGCATCATTCAATTCGAATAGTGAAGCCTTAGCAGCAATCGCAATTGCTTTTTCTAGAACGATGAATAGACGACGAACGTTGATACGATCGAAAGCTGATGGTTTACCAAGAGCAGTCTTATCACCATAAAGAATTACACCTTGACCAGGGAAATTAACAACTGGGTTGATGTCGTTCTTATATAGTTGATCGCGGTTACCTTTGTCTGGATTGAAAGCTAGCTTTACAATGTTCTTAATATGACCACGTGAGAAACCAGCAGGTGAGAACCATGGATCTCTTAATTGGTCAGTATTAACAACAGTACCAGCAATGTCACCATTTAATGGAACCCAACGATATTGATCGTTATACTTGTCGTACATATACTTGTAACCAGAATCGATAACAGCATATGAAGAACCATGAATGTTCTGACGGAATGTAATTACGTCATTCAATTGGTTCAATGGGTTGTTAACAACGTTTTCAAGTTTTGGTGAAATAAACACCACACAATCCTTGCGTGTTTCAGCAATATTGTCGATGATGTAGTTACCAAGTTGTTCACCATAGACACCATGACGATTCTTACCTGTTAGGATAAGTGAAATGTCGATGTCTTCAGCACTCTTAAATTTGTCGTAAGCAGCTGTTAGGCTTGAAAGTGCAATTGTACCTTCAGTTACACCATCAGTACCGTTACGGAACTGTTGTGAGTAAGGTGAAGTGCTGATAGGTGAAATTGCAGATGCCAATCCTACGCTATATCCTGAACGGTGATTACACCATTGAATATACTGAGATCCATATGAAAGGAAGTTTGCGTAGTAGATTGAACCACCTTGAACACCAACAGCGTCTGTTGCTCTTGATAGACCTGGGAACACTTCAAGAATTTGACCAGGAGTACCAGTGAATAGACCGTTAGCATCTGATATAACGATGTGAAGTTCGTCACCTGAACCACCTTGAGCTGCAGTATATACTGAAGTATTAGGAGCAACGTTTACACGATTGAAGAATTCCCAATAACGTACTACTGAAGAAGGTGCAGTGTTTTGTGACAAGTTGTATGTTGTTGCAACGTTAACATAGAAACCAGCACCATTTACTACTGAGTTAGCAAATGTTGTGTTTGTTGCAGGAGTACCAATACCTGTAACTTTGAGGTACTGAATTCCTGTTGTTGTGTTACCACCAGCAAGATAGTCACCAATCGTAAGTGAGTTTACAATGTTGTTAGCCATTGTATTAGCATTTGTGTTTGATGTAGCAGATGTAGCAATAACGGTTACTACGTTGCTATTTTGAACAAACTGGAATGCCATTGTAACATCGCTGTTACCTTGCAATGTGTTGCTGTATGCTTGTGCAGAATCACAAACAGAAATTCTCAATGAGTTACCAATTGCACCAGGAAACTCTGCTGCATAGTAAGCATTAGCTGAATAAGAACCAGCCTGATTGAAATAATCATCAATATTTTTAAATTGTACGTTAGCAATTGTAACTGTAGCATTTGCACCAACAACAGCGTTTAGTGTGTTAGCTGCAACGGCACGTGAAACATATAGCTTGTTACCATATGCTAGAAAGTTTGCGGCAGTAAAGAAAGTTTCGTATGTATTGTTATCTGGCTTACCATAACGCTTTACTAATTCATCTTCTGATGTAACTAGCTCACGATATTCTGCAGGACCCCATCTAAATACACCAGCAATAGCACCTTCAGTCGTAGCAACTGCAGGAACGATTGTTGTTAGGTCAATTTCTGTTACGTTAACGCCAGGACTAATTTGAAATGGCATCTTTTTCTCCTTTATAATAAAGTAAAAATTTCTACTTTACACTTGTATTAGTAAGATTATTTATAAAAATGTCAGTTTAGAAGAAGTTTCTCAAATTCATAGTCAGAAACCACTTTAGCTGAGGTTAGATCCTCAGGCATACCATCATCATATAATCCAAAAGGAGTTAGACCTTCTTCAATAGCTCTTTCGTTTTCTTCAAGTATTTTTCTTCTGATATCAGTTTGTGTAGATTCTTTAAAATAGTTTTGTGAAATCATCCATGCAAAAAGAACTAAACACATGACCAAGTCATCATGATGTCCTTCTTCTGCATTAAATGTAGTTTTATCAACAACATAAGTTGACAATTGTTGAATAATATTGTAGTCGTTTAGTATAATCTGATTGTTTTCAACCATTGCTTTTAAGTTGGCACAACCAATTCTTTTAGTTATCTTAGTAGTTTTAATACCCATTCTTGATTGACCACCTGCGTCACCACCAAGCAATGTTCCTTTTCTACCAGATGTCCTAGTATATACAATATTATCATATTCAAGATCTTGGTGTAGGATGTTAACAACTTGTGTTCCTACATTAACTTCAACTAATATTGGAGCATCATTATAGAATTGTCCAACATTTGAAAGAAGTGTAGGATATAACAATTCTGACATATAAGCGTTGTTATAAGTTGCAACTACTTCATAAGGCATAACAGAACAGTCAACTACAACAAACGAAGAAGCATCCAAACCAATACCTTCTGAAACATCAACTGCTATTCCGTAAATATGACCTTCAACTGGTTCTTTGTAAATCTTTACATCGTTAGAGATTTTGATTGGCTCATACCACACTAGCTTAGAAAGAACAGATGGATGAATGAGTGTATTAGATGAACCTAAGAACTCGCACTCAAATTCTTGTCTAAATTGATCAATAGATGTGTTGCGTATCATTTCATCTTTCCAGGCTTCATCTCTCCCTGGAACATCTGACCAATGAACGTCTACTCTGGCATATGTGTTTTTTTCTTGTTCAGACTCGGTCCAAATCTTAAAGAACAAATCCATACCGTTTGGTGTGGATGTAATTAGTAGCTTTGTGCTACTACCAGATGAAATTGTAGGAAATACTGATGCAAAGAATTGATCTTGAATGTTTCTTGGAACGAACGCAAACTCGTCAAGATAAAGAAGGTTAAACGATCTACCACGAATTGCACTAGATGATGTAGCAGAAGCCATACACTTAGAACCGTTCTCCAACTCAAACGACTTTTTACCCCATTCAACAATACCCTGTTGCATCCACTTGGGAAGCCATTCATAAGCGAGCTGCATACGTGAAAGAATTTCAATTGACTGTGCTTCTTTGTTGGCAAGAACAGCACAGTTAAAGTTTTCATTAAATAGGAGCTTATGGAGTAGGTAACCAACAACACCTGTCGTCTTTCCGACCTGACGAGGCATCTTACAAATAGCAAAACGATTATCATCAAAAGTTCTAAACATTCTCTTTTGATATTCGTAAGGTTGGAAGCTAATAAGACCTTTATCAACGTTGACAATTTTTACATACTTTTCACAAAAGTAGACAACGTCTTTTGCACACTTCAAATACTCCTGAACTTGCTCAGGAGTAAAGTCAAGTTTAACATCTCTTTTTTTAAGGTTCTTATTGCCTAAGTAGAAATCATTCATTGTTATTTTTAATCAACTTCAACAAATCAGCAGATGTGATATGAAGATTGTTATTAATAGTTTTGTTTTCTGGAACAACATCATCACGCTTTAGCTCTTTGTCCTTCTTAGCTAGCTCTAACAAATCTTTGTTGGTTTCAGCAAGTGTCTTTAAAAGGTTTGTAAGTACTTCATATGCACGAGGGGATTCTGATTGCTTTGCAACATCAACGATGTCTTCTAATGCAGCACTTCCCTTTTCAATAATGTCATAAAGGTTACGTCTTGCATACTCGTAGTCATTGTTCTCCGCTGCTTTTACAACAGGAGCAAGTTTAGTTAAATCACCTTTAATAGGTGTTTCTATACCCAATGATCTTGAAATCTTATCGTCAGACATTATGCAATCGTTGTGTTAGCGTTGATGTTGATAGTATTAATAATTCCATAATTGCTTGTTTCTGGAACCTGTTGATATGGAATTGTGTTAGCAAGCAATGTTGTAGGATTACCGTTAGCATCAAGTCCTGGTTGAACTGTTTGCTTTTCAATGATTGGATAAGTGCCAAGAGGTGCGGTGATATCAATAGGATCAGAATAGTTGATATTTGTCAACTTAATAATCTTAGATTGAACAATAGGACCAAATAGATAGCCCTTCATTGTAAAGTTCAAAGTATATGTTAATGCACGTCTTTGATCAAAATTAGTATCATATTCATCTTGAATGTTTACACTATCAATAATGATAGGAATGTCTGTAAGTTGATCAAAGCCTTCAAGAAGCTTTGCACTAATAGTCCATTCAGGCGTAAAGTAAGGAAGAATTTGTTCAACAATACGAGTTGCATCCTCTACAGTCTTTGTCATGATACCAAGTTCAAAAGTGATATCATAAGGAACAGGAGTATATGCTTTTTTGTATGTTGGAGAACCAGTGTCAGTGTTTGCAAC